TAAAAAATATCCCTATACCAAAAAAGGGAAAGCGGCAGCAGCCAAAGCAGCTAAGAAGAAAAGGGAAAAGGCCAAACGTAAGAAGTCCTATTGATGTTTGAGCATAGTTTTACGGAGCCAGGAGAGACCATCGTGCCAAAGACAGCATCCAAAAATGTAAACCAACCCGATCATTATAATTACGGACCTCATGAGGTCATAGATATTATCATGGATCTGAGATTAGATAATGCAGAGGGTAATGTTGTCAAATATATTATGAGGCATAAATACAAAAACGGTCGTGAGGATATCGAAAAAGCACACCGATATTTGGAGCTTATTCGTGACAACTATGCCCACTGGTATAAGAAGGACCGAGACATAAACCCGCGAGGGGAATATGACGACCGAAAGGATTTGATTCTCAAGTATTCTATGGATATGGAATTAAATGTCTATGAAGCAAATGCGTTTCTTAATGTGGCGATGCATAGATGGGACGTAAGGAAACATGAGATGATAGATGATGCTCTGGAATACATCTCTAAGATTCTACTCAATTACGATAGTTGGTATGAGAAAGAAGACCTAAATGAGTCCTAGTTTCAGCGAGACAGATCTTGTCCGAAGTATCACCCAACAGTCCTTCTATGAGTTTCTCAAAGAGTTCTGGGACGTAATCATACCCGAAGAACCAGTATGGAATTGGCATATAGAGTATCTTTGCGATGAGTTACAAGAGATAGCAGAACGTGTCTTTGCCGGAGAGCCGAAAGAACACGACCTCATAATTAATATCTCCCCCGCTTCAACCAAGTCCACTATCGCATCTGTTGCCTTTCCCGCTTGGACTTGGACTCGTATGCCAACGGCGAGACATATATGCGGTAGTCACGCTTTTGATTTGGGTATGGACTTATCCAGAAAGTGCCGAGACATAGTTTCGACACAAGATAGAGTGGCCAATAAGGCGTGCTATTACGACTGTTTTCCTGAGATACAATTAAGAGATGACCAGAACACTAAGGGGTACTTCGCAAATACCAGAGGCGGGATGCGCAAATCAGTAACGGTAGGCGGTAAGTCTCCGGTGGGATTTCACGCTCACTTTCTAATCATCGACGACCCTATTGACCCGCAGAAAGTCTTATCGGATGCTGAAGTAAAGAAAGCAAATACATGGATGAACGAAACACTCCCATCCAGAAAAGTCGATAAGACTCTGACCCCTACGATACTCATCATGCAACGTCTGCATCAGAACGATCCGACTGGCAATTGGTTAGAGAAAACAAGAGGGACGGATAGCGTTAAGCACATATCACTTCCAGCAGATTTATCTGATGGCTTTGAAGTTAAGCCTAAGCACCTAGCCCACTACTATAAGGACAAGCTATTCGATCCGCTAAGACTCCCAAAGGCCATACTCAAAGAATCTCGCACACTATTAGGAGAGTTTGGATACAGTGGACAATATGGACAGAATCCAGTACCGTTGGGCGGCGGTATGTTTAAGGTTGAGCGGGTTAGAATAGATGACTGCCCTGCCGATAGGGAGATTAAACAAAAGATTAGATTCTGGGATAAGGCGGGTACAGCAGGTGGTGGAGCCTACACAGTCGGAGCATTAATCGGAGTAGATAGGGACAATCGGTATTGGGTACTCGATGTAGTGCGAGGTCAGTGGGATTCTAGTGAGCGTGAGAAAGTAATACAGCAGACAGCAGAAGCTGATGGTAAGGGAACGGTAATAGGTCTAGAACAAGAGCCTGGTTCGGGTGGTAAGGAGTCCGCAGAAGCTACTGTAAGGCGTCTTGCTGGCTTCAGAGTAAGGATAGATAGGCCGACAGGGGACAAAGCATTACGAGCTGATCCATTTAGCTCTCAGGTTAATTCTAACAATGTGTTCTTAAAGCGGGCCAATTGGAACTCCGACTATCTTGAGGAGCTTAGGTTCTTCCCAGCATCGACGTATAAAGACCAAGTGGACGCATCTAGTGGCGCATTTAATCTACTGTGTGCCAAAAAGAAAAGGGTTGGGGCGTTGTAGTACCATGATAGCTTGTAGTCAATGTGTTATCTTTCTGACCCAAGTCATAGTCATCTTCTCCGCTTGCTCTGTTCCGGTGGTGTGTAGCCACGTTCAAAAGGTGCTGAGACGCTAGGAGATATGCTGAGAAGCTCTGAGAGGTGCTGAGATATGTTGATATATGTTGAAGCCAATAACCTACGTTCTGAGACGTTCTGCGAGGTGCTGAGCTTCCTAGGAACTACATTTCTTGGCTAGGAACGTCCTAGGAACTACATTTCTCTCAAATGTACTACATTTGCACTACATTTGCGGGCATAGGAGCTTCCTAGGAACTACATTTTCGGTCGATGTACTACATTTGATCTACATTTGCGGCAAATGTACGTCCTAGGAACTACATTTTCGGCAAATGTAATACATTTGCACTACATTTGCGGGGGTAGGAGCTACATTTGCCTACATTTGAGCTACATTGTAGTACAATCGAACAGAATTTGAGCTACATCCTCCTACATCCTTCTACATCCGCCTACATTTGAATTACATCTTCTACACCTGTAGTACAATCGAACAGAATTTGATCTACAAATGTACTACATCCTCCTACATCCTTCTACATTTTGAGTATAGGAGCTATATTTGAGCAGAGTGTACGTCCTAGGAACTACATTTTTGGGCTAGGAACGTCCTAGGAACTACATTTGCGGAGGATGTAGTACATTTGATCTACATTTTTGGGCGTGGAAGTACCTAGGAACTACATTTCTCGGCTAGGAACGTCCTAGGAACTACATTTTTAGGCAAATGTACTACATTTGGTCTACATTACGCGGCATGGAAGTACATTTGTATTACATTTGCGGAGGATGTACTACATTTGCACTACAATTTCGACGTAGTGAGCAGATAGGTTAGGGGATGAGCACGAGATTCTATATGCTGAGAAGTAATGAGGGGGTGTGAGAGAATATGAGCGATTATGAGCAAGAGCCTATTGGGCCATACGTCAACTATTTGGATTTGATAAGTAATAAAGGCCTCAGAACCTCAATATTTGAATATCCAGAATACGTCAGGGAGGATAAAATCTTAAACAGTGGAGGGAGCCCACTTGCGAAAGTAGTGACCACTGAGGGCGAGGAGTTACACATCGTCCTAATTTCTTCCTTTGATGGCAGACATTGGTTCTGCTGGATTATCGAGCATCAAAGGTTCGACATAATGGAGACAGGAAGGCAATGGCAGAATGGCGAGTGATTTACCGTTTCACGTTTCTAAGTCGGGTAAAAATCTCTTTGATATCAACATGACTTTAAGAGGAGGTTACGCTGCTGAATGGGAGCAGTGGGTTCTTCTTTCTAGTGATAGACATTGGGATAATCCAAAGTCGGATCACGCACTACAGAAAAAGCATCTAGACCAAGCCATGGAAAGAGATGCGATCATAATAGATGCTGGCGACTTATTCTGTGCTATGCAGGGCAAGTACGATAAGAGGTCATCTAAGTCTGACGTAAGATCAGAACATAATGTGGGTAATTACTTAGATGCTTTGATTCAAACTGGAGCAGAGTTCTTCGCCCCATACGCAAAGAACTTCGCATTGGTCGCAGCGGGTAACCATGAGACAGCTATTAAGAAAAGGCATGAGACGGATCTTACTGAGCGGTTCTGTTCTACTGTGAACTACATATCTGGTGAGACGATTCACAACGGCGGCTATTCGGGCTTTGTTCGTTTTAAGCTGACGGAGATTTACGATGGTAAACAAAAGAGCCTTGGAAGAAATGTCACGCTCCATTACTCCCACGGATATGGAGGAGGAGGCCCTGTTACCAAGGGAGTAATTCAGACGAATAGGAAAGCAACGTATCTGCCAGACGCGGACATCGTTATCTCAGGCCACGTACATGAGTCATGGCAGATAGAGTTGATGAGAGTAAGAGTCGGACGCAGTTCTATCTTCCATGATACACAGACCCATATTTGCTTGCCAACTTACAAAGAGGAATTCGGAACTGGATTCGGAGGATGGCATGTGGAAAGAGGAGCACCACCAAAACCCGTTGGAGCTGTATGGCTTCGATTTCATTATGTAAATTCAAGAGACCCTGTTAAACGAGGATTGAAATACGATTTGATAAGAGCAACGTAGGAGGAGACGGATCGGAAGAGGTTTTTTATGATGAAGAAGGCGATTAATATCATTCTGATTGGAGTGATATTGGGATCAATAGGATGGTACGCATGGAGGGCAGAGCAGAGAACAACTGAAGTACGGTCACATGCTATTTCTAACTCTATGATGAGCAATAGAAATGCAATGATGCTTCAGATGTTTTTCGATACAGCTCCAGAAGAGATTATGAGAATGATCAGAATGAATAAGTGTAATTGTGGTCACGATAATCCTCTTAAAGCAATAGCGTCTGAAAAAGAAATCTAATGGACGAACACGCACAGCGGTTCTTATTGTCACTAGAACCTACCCATCGGGAACACGAAACAGAAATAAAGAAAGGACACGTTGCCTTTAGTTGGTGGGCACCGTCCTGTATGTTGGATGTTAAAGTACATTCCGATGGGTGGGTTCAGTGGGAGTCCACGATAGACGGAAATCAAGAGACTGGCCTATACAAATACAAAGATTCGATCCCAGACAGTCTTCACAATCTTCTTCAAAAAGTTGCTATCAAAATAAATTGAATAGATATAATTCCCTTTTGTGAATAAAATATATCACTTAGATAAGTCTCAGATCAAATAGGGTTTCTCCTCATGCCGACTAATATCCCTGATAAGTTAAAACATCTTAGTGCTCCGATCACAATTAATAACAACCGAAGAGTGCTTCAAAATGATTCTTCAGTTTCTTTATTGCGAAAGAATGTCCTCAACAAACTATTAGACCCCCGGCGAGATATTGATGCCGAGTGCGGTTATCCGGAAGACATCACAGCCGCACAGTTTCGTTATCTTTACGACCGAGAAGGAATAGCAGAGCGGGTCGTTTCCATCTTCCCAAACGAATGTTGGGCGGTCGACCCTAGGGTATTTGAAAATGAGGAAGCTGAAGGTACGGATTTTGAAGATGCTTTTCTACAGCTCCAGAATAATCTAAATCTGTGGCACTTCTTGGCACGTGCTGATACGATGAGCGGTATCGGCAGATTCGGTTTGGTTCTCTTAGGCTTAGATGACGGAAAAGAACTACATGAGCCTGTTGATGGTATCGACGAAAGAGGACAGAAAGTAGGAAGCAGTCAGCACGAACTTTTGTATTTGCGAGTGTTCGATGAGTCGCTGGTTGACATCTCCAGTAAAGAAACAGACCCAAGTAATCCCAGATTTGGTCAGCCCACTTATTACAGTATCACATTCGGTACCATAAACGAGGGAGTCAATATAGATGAAGGGACTATGCATCGAGTCCATTGGAGTAGAGTCGTACACATAGCCGATAATAGAATGTCCAGCGAGGTCTACGGAACGTCCCGCATGCAGCCAGTTTATAATCGCCTGTATGACCTAAGAAAGTTATTAGGCGGCTCAGCTGAAATGTTTTGGAAAGGTGCTTTCCCTGGTCTATCGTTTGAAGTAAACCCAGACCTAGGTGATGTGGAGTTAGATGCTTCTGCTTTAAGAGCCGAATTTGATTCATACTCCAACGGTCTTCAAAGATACTTGGCTCTTGCAGGAGTACAAGCTAAGTCATTAGCTCCTCAAGTAGCTAATCCAGAAGCACATATTAATGCCCAGATTAAAGCCATAGCAATCACGTTGGGCGTTCCTCATCGTATCTTTATGGGATCAGAAGCAGCACAGTTAGCAAGCTCCCAAGATAAGCAGACTTGGAATAATAGAGTTAGACACAGACAAGAAAAGTATGTGGCTCCTATGCTGATACGGCCTTTCGTTCAAAGACTAATTGACTTAGGTATTCTACCTGAGTGTGAATACTTTGAAGTTGACTTCGCCGATATTTCTACACCAAGTGAAGAAGACAAAGCACGAGTAGCTGGTATCCAAGTAGAGTCCATCTCCAAATATATTCAGTCGGGAACAGACACATTAGTTCCGCCTCTTGAGTTTCTCACTATGATTATGGGAATGGGACAAGAGCAAGCTGAAGCTATTCTTATGGCTGCTACCGAGCAGATGCAGGCAGACATGATAGATGAGTCTCTGGACGATGAGCTGGAAGAACCACTTGAAGAAGAACCACTTGAAGAAGAAGTGGTTGAAGAACCAGAAACAGAATTAGCTGAAGATGAATTAATTGATAATGCCTTACAAGTTGAATCACAGGAGAATAATTAAATGCCAGACATTACAGAAGTCATCGTGGACAATGCTGATGATGGTTACGCATTGGAGAATTATTACTATGAGTCATATGATTCAGGCTCTTTCAGTAACTCATCCTCAAGATTTTATCTTTCGTGGAATACGTCTTCCGATCCGTCCATGGAGTACACGGTTAGAAATATTTACACGAGATTCCAATCCGTTCCGATCCCAGTTGGATCAACAATAACTTCCGCTTATTTGAAATTATATTTTCATACTGGGACTACCTACGATGGCAAGATTATGACCATCAAAGGAAACGATGTTGATGACGCTACATCCCCCACAGATGTTGATGAATTCCGTGCTTTAGCTTTAACTACTGCCGGAGTTGATTGGACGGTTGGCTCAATGAGTGGTGGGACACAATATACTTCACCAGATATTGGTTCGGTGATTTCTGAGATAGTAGGAAGAGCAGGTTGGGCGGAAAACAATGACCTTCAATTGCTGGGAACAAGTACAGGTTCTAGTTCTTCAGACAACTTTCTTTTGCAGTGGCGTTCTAGAAATTATAGTGAAGCATCTGCCCCTGAGCTTGTCATCTCTTATACGGCTCCGGCAACAACGACTACAACAACAGAAGCTCCGGCATCTGGTGATACAGTTTACGATTCAGTCATT